CTATGAATTATATCACAAGTAACATACCCTATTTCAAAGCTTGGGTACGTAGAGAATATACCACGAACTTTGACCGTTATCAAGGAGAGTTTCTCCACGCAATGGTAATAGCGGTCACCACACTACCGATGAAAACCCTGTCCTTTCAGGTTATATTCACCGGATGTGAAGACGAAGAGAACAACGTACATGGCGGGGCGATGTGGGCAAGGATGCCCTTGACAGCTTTAGTCGGGGATACACCACTGGAAGAGTGGCCTGAACCAATGCCCACCTATCTTGCCCAGCCGTGGGACTGCCAATCACACCATCATTCGGTGTTTGTTTTGAACAGAGCAACCCCCTGTCCGTGGTTGGCAAAGATAGACGGAGAGTTTTACCCAGCAAAGTATTACTTCACAATCGACTACACCGATACTGAAGTAGCAGACGACCCAGCCCAGCACAAACAAAGCCACGTGCTAGAATTGATGGATGCTGGTGAGTGGACAGGCAACATGGTTGCACTGCCAAACAATAGAGTAAGGGTAACGAACCCTGCTTGGTTTGTAACGGGCGATGGCCCACCGGATTTCACTCCTAGTCAGTGGGTCCATCATTCTAAACAAGACCCGAACTATGTAGAGGATACAGCACGGGTGTTTAACAATCTTTATGCGGAGACAGACAATGAAGAAGACGATGAAAAGTAAGGGTATGAAGCGTGGTGGTAAGATGAAAGCCAAAGGCATGAAACGTGGTGGCAAGATGATGAAAGCTAAAGGCATGAAGCGTGGCGGCAAGATGATGAAAGCCAAAGGCATGGCTAAAGGCGGCAAAGCTGGGGGAGCAATGACTCTTGCATCTATTCGTAGCGCAGCCAAAGCAAAAGGCTACAAGTTAGTTAAGGTGTAGTCATGGCTAGACCCGGATTGTATGCCAACATAGCTGCCAAAAAACGCAGAATAAAAGCTGGTAGTGGGGAGACTATGCGTAGACCCGGAAGTAGGGGTGCGCCAACCAAAGCCAACTTTAAACGTGCAGCACAAACAGCTAGGAAAAAATAATGGCACGTAAAGCCGACAAGATGCCAGCCCGTAACAAAAAGAACTTTCGTCCAACGAAAGCAGGGGCTGGTATGACTAAGGCTGGGGTTGCTGCGTATCGTCGCAAGAACCCCGGTAGTAAATTGAAGACTGCCGTAACAGGCAAAGTAAAGCCCGGAAGCAAAGACGCAAAACGACGTAAATCTTTCTGTGCAAGGTCAGCCGGACAGATGAAGAAGTTTCCGAAAGCTGCAAAAAATCCTAACAGTCGTTTGCGCCAAGCAAGGAGACGATGGAAATGCTAACAGCCCTGATTGGACCAATAGCAGACCTTGCTGGCACATGGCTGTCCGGCAAAGTAGAAGAGAAGAAAGCCCAGTCAGCTACCAAAGTAGCAAAGGCACAAGCCGAAGCCATAGTTATGCAGAAAAAAGCTACTGGCGAAATTGACTGGGACTTGGAGATGGCGAAGGGTAGCCAGACATCGTGGAAAGACGAATGGCTCACCATCTTATTTAGCATACCACTTATTTTAGCATTTATACCGGGAATGGAAGACCTTGTACGTAACGGATTTCAACAATTGGAGCAAATGCCTGAATGGTACCAGTACAGCTTGGGCGTTATTGTTGCTGCAAGCTTTGGAGTCCGGTCAGCGACAAAGTTCTTTGGTAAGAAATGACGTATACAATGGAGAAAATATTAGCATGGCGAATCCTTCCAAGACTGATGATGCTGGCAATGACACTGATGAGCTATCAAGTGGTACAGTGGTTCATGGCTCTAGGTGCGAGTGCAACGACCCAGCAAACTGCGTTTGTATCGACGGTTGTCGGGGCTATGACGGGGGCTTTTGCTGTGTGGATGGGCCACGAGGCAAGTAGTACTGTGGAAACTAGGTCACGTGAACCCAAAAGAAAGTAAGAGTCCATGCAAGGGAATCTGTGTATTGGACAAGGAAAGAGTTAAGTGTATCGGATGTGGGCGAACCATTGACGAAATAATTAGCTGGGGTAAAGCCAAATGAAATACAGAACGGAACATTTCCTAGATAAACTAATTGAACATGAGGGTATGGTCCTTACTGTGTACCAAGACAGTTTGGGCATAGACACTATAGGAATAGGTAGGAACCTCAAAGACAGGGGCATCACCAAAGAAGAACTGGAATACATGGACATCCCAAACATGGATGTAATTTACGAACATGGTATCACCGAAGCCGACGCTCGTTACCTTGCCATGAATGACATTCGTATTGTAGAGAACGAACTGTGTCGAGTTCATCCTTGCGTCGAAGACTTGGATAGTGTAAGACAGTTGATACTGATGGACATGGCATTCAATATGGGGGTTCCCCGGTTGTGCAAGTTCAAGAACATGTGGGGTGCAATTTACGATGGTAACTACGAGATAGCATCAATTGAGATGATGGATTCGAGATGGGCTAAACAGGTAGGTTCGAGGGCCGTTAAACTTTCGGACGCGATGAAAGCGGGGGAGTTTTAGAATGGCAACAAACTTATCTCAGACTACAGGTAGAAAAAGCGCAACAGAACAACTTCAAGAAATTGCCGAAAAAGTTAAATCTGCTGTGGGTTTTGGTGCAGAGGGAATGGATAGAACTATGGTACCCCCAAAGTCTGCTCCTGAAAAATTTCACATAGGATATTATGAAACTAATATAGGTAGACTTAAAAAGAGATATAAAGAGCAGGGTATTGATTTGCCTGATTACCTTCAATCAGTAGAGGACTATGTTGCTTATGTAAAAGGAACTGGTAAGTACAGAAAAAAGAAAATGTACGGGGGCCGTGTACAGCCTCGTCGGGCTTCTAACGCAGGAGACAATCAGTAGTGCCACCACGCAATTACAAAGATTGGCTCAAGACTCCCAAAATAGAACACATCAGTTCGTTGATTTATTCTAGTCACGATATCTACAAACAGGAGCAGGAGAACATATTCTCTAAAGTTTGGATTCCTTGTTTCCACAAGAGCGAGTTACCGAACGAATTAAATTTTCGAACAGCACAGATAGCAGGACAAAACATACTTGCATACAACACAGGCACAGAAATTAGAGCTTATCGTAACTACGACATAATGCAGCCGTCAGGCAAGTTCGCTGCTCAAGTAGTTACTTCTGAACCACGATTACATTGCGAAGTAAAGCATGGTGGTATGGTCTGGGTTACCCTAGACCCCAACCCTACCATGTCAGTAGAGGAGTGGACCTGTGGTGCTTTTGATTGTATTGCGGATGCTATCGACACTGAAGAAATGGAAGTCTTTCACTACCACAAGGCTATAATAGATACAAACTACAAGCTGTGGCACGATACCAACAGCGAGTTTTACCACGATTTTATGCACTACTTTAATCGTGTGTCAGGTTTTAACGATGAATATTTTGCTAGAAAAAACATACCATTCGATAACGGACATGTTAATGTTAGCAGCTTCACCGTTAACTACGAGGAGTACGACGGCTTTGAGGATAGAGGAGAGCTTAGTTTCCCTAACCTGCCACCCAATCAATGGTACATGGTTGACCTGTTCCCCGGATTTAATTTTAATCTTCGTGGTAGTGCTTATAGAAGCGACAGCGTTACACCTCTTGGGCCAAACAAGGTTCTTATTGAGTTTCGTGGCTATGGTCTTAAAAAGGATACCCCAAAGGAACGGGCGACTCGTATCAAGCATCACAACTCTATTTGGGGTCCCTTCGGGCGTAACCTGCACGAAGACCTTATTGGCGTAGCGGGTCAAGGAACAACAATGCGTGAGGGAACTGAACCTCGTAACATCCTGCACGGACGACACGAAAACGGCACTATCCACGATGAAGTTGGTATGCGCCACTACTATGCAGAGTGGAGCAAATGGATGGGCTTAGACGCGAGTAACTCTTGGCAGTTAGCGGCGTAGTTATGTTCTGTGTCATTGTAGCTAATCCGATTGAGGTGAGAGCTACTGTACACTCTACCCACAAATGGTTTTCTCAATGTCACGTAGCTATAACTGAGCATGGGTTCGACAATCCTGATGCAAATTGTTTCTGTGTTGAAATGGATAAAGAGAATGACTGATACAGAAAAGCCCGTAGCCGTTAAAATTACTGAAAACAGTTTTGAACTAATACTGAGAATACTGGGTAACGAGTTTATTGCTATCCGTATAGGTTCAACCAACTTTAGCGGCAAATTGATAGCAGGTAGTATACTGTTACTGTTCTTTACCTTCATGCTGCTAGAGGTGTTTGGTTTATCTAGGATACTGGGTATAGAATGATAGAATTTGTTTTGTTCGTATACATGAACTCTCAATTAATAAACAGAACTCAAGTATTTGAAGACATGGACAGGTGTCTTTATTTTGCCCGTAGATTGTCTAGTCAACGCCCTGTTCCATTACCAGAGGGGGGTAGTTCAAGAATAACCGCGATTTGCAAACCACAACCAAAACGAAAGTAACCTAATGATTGCAGAAACACTTGCAGGTATAGCACTTGTAAAAAGTGCCGTAGACGGTATTAAATCTGCGATAGGAACCGCTAACGACATTGGAGACATAGCAGGTTACATAGACAACCTGTTCGAGGGCGAAAAACAGGTACAGCAAAACCGTAACAAAAAGGCGGGTAGCGCAGGCTTAGGTGACCAGTTTGGTGTGGACACTGTTGCACGGGAGGTCATTGACGCTCGTATCGCTGCAGAGAAGCTCCAAGAAGTAGCCATGATGGTGGACATGAGGTTTGGTCCGGGAACTTGGAAAGGCATCGTAGCTGAAAGAGCGAAGCGTATTCAAGCTGCAAAGGAAGCTGCAGCCGCCGCCAGACGTGAAGAATTAAGAAAACAAGAAGAGATGATGGAGAATATTAAACTAGGAGCTTTGCTCACTGGTGTAGTTGCTATAACTATCGCGTTCTTTATATTAATGTTGTCCACGATTGCATCTGGTCTTGTTAATTAATTTTCTTGACTAAACTTCAAAATTCGTATATAATACTTTTGAAGGGAATACCATGAAACAACTTGCAATAGACGCACTACGTCATAGATACGAGGCACAGAAAAAAAGTGCAAAATATACTCTCACAAATTACTTCCAAAATCCAGCAGCTATTGGGGAGCATCCAGACCTTCTTGCAGAAATGGATAAGGCTCTTGGAAGCTGGGAAGAAGCAAATAGTAAACTTGAAGCACTGGATGATATCACGGATGACAGGTATCCGTCCCTGTTTGATTAGACAGCTAGGCTGGGCTTTACTCTCAATGGGTAAGCCCTTTACTTGTATTGGCAACTGGTTTTGGAAAAAACATCGTGCAGTTTTAAATTGGAATAAAAAGTGATACGCCATCAACTTCTCAAACCAATGCACTTGAGAAGAACACAATTTCTCCCCGTA